GTCTGGCGAGTGTTGACCGGCTGCACGGGGACACCAACTCAGCGGGCAAGGCGTCCCACCTCTCGAGCGTCAACCGACTGATGGAAGAAGCGTTAGCCAAGGCGCTCGGGATGCCCCCAAGCCGACCGCCCGTGACTATCCTTCCCGCTCGCAAGGGAAGTGGCAGCGTGGCCATGGGCTGTCGTGTTGTGAACAATGCGCTATTGTCCGGCCGGTTGAAGGTCTCCCCAAGGTGTCACAACCTCATCAAGGGGCTCGCTCATTGGCAGGGCCGCAAGACCGGTCCCGACGGCGAGCTGACCCACGCCGTTGACTGCCTCAGATATGCTACGGTCGACACGCTCGACCCTCGAGCGCGCGGCGCTCACAGATTGGCGGTTCGTTAATGCAGTATTACAGCGCGATGTCATCGATCGTCCCCCTCCCAACGGGGGACGGTGACCAACAGCGTCGAGCGCACTCTGCTCTCCGTCGTCGCATGCTCCAGGGCAATTGGCAGCAGGACCTCGAAGCCCGAGTTCGAGCCTTCTTTCCTCCCACCTCCGTGGCTCGTTTCGGCTCTCTGGACCTCTCGCGCAACGTGTTCCGGAGTGTGACCAACAGCCTATCTCAGCTGTATAGCTATCCCCCTTCGGTGTCCCACGCTGACATGACAGACGAGCAGTCTGCAGCCTTCGCGCAGGAGCTGAACGCCTGCGGACTTTGGCCACTGCTGGCACAGAACCAGAACCTCACGGTGGGCCTTCGTGAGTCGCTCGTCCGGCTTGACTACCTGTCCCAAGGAGACGGCGGGAAAGCACAGGTCAGGCTTGTCCCGGCTGATATGGTCTATTGCGAGGCCAGCGCAGACAGTCCCGACGAGCCAAACTATGTCATCGAGGCCCGCGTCCGACTCATCAAGGACCAGACCGGCAAGTCGTCCAAGGTCTGGACGTGGGACGTGTTGGACGTTCGGAACCCTGAAGAGCCGAGCTACAAGGTGATCCTCCCCGACGAGGACCTGAACGTAGACGGCGGTCAGGCCGACCTGACCGAGCAGGTATTGGGCGGGACGTTTGACGGCGCCGACTATCCCTACATTGTGGACGGTCAGCCGGTCATTCCCTACGTGCTCTACCATCGCCAGCGGTCAAACCAACTGTGGTCCCCCTATGCCGGCCGCGAGCTGGTAGACGCAACCCTGCAGGTCGGCGCGCTTTATTCGTTGTGGGGCTATCTGGTGCGCGACGCATCGCACCCACTGCGCTATCTGTCCGGTGCCAAGATTCGAGGAACTCAGCAGCGCGGGAGCGGGAGCGCAGCACGACAGGAAGTACACGTTGACCCAACTGCAATCCTGCAACTCATACCCGATGGTGGAACGCCAGTGCAGGCGGGCCAGTGGGCTGCAGGGGCCGACCCGGAACGGCTCCAACTCGCGATCCAATCCTTTGAGATATCAGCCGCGGCCCATGGTGGGCTCCAGCCCGACGACCTGCAAAGGACCGGAGGACCCGAGTCGGGTGTTGCTATTGCGCTCAAGCGTGAGGCCGTCCGCGAACATCAGCGGATGATGGTTCCCGAGTTCGAACGGGGTGACCAAGGGACGCTCTCCCGCATCGCCTCCCTGCTCAATCGATACAAGGGGACCAACTATCCCGAAGCCGGTTGGCGCATCAGATACCCCGGCCTACCGCTGAGCCCGCAAGAGCGGTCCATCAGGCTCGAGGAGGCGCGGGCAGAGATTGCCTTGGGCGTGGCCTCGCTGGTTGATGTTGTGCTCGCGAAGAATCCTGGTTGGACGCGAGAAGAGGCGCAGTCCCACCTTGACCTAATCCAGAGAGAGCGGCGGGTATATCCTGCTGCTGAATGAGGGAGAGAGACATGACAGAAGAGACCACAATTCCGAAGCCCCGTTTCGATGCAGTGCTCACCCGAGCCAAGGAAGCAGAGGCCGCGTTGGCTGCCCTGCAGACTCAACATCAAGAACTGACCAGCAGCGCCAAGAATTGGCAGCGGGATGCAGAGATTGCGGCCGAGCTGAGAACCGAGCGCGATACCCTGACCGCTCAGCTGCAGAGCCAGCGACAAACGAGTGAGGCAAACCTTGCCATGGTATCGGCTGGCGTCACTGACACCGAGGTTCGTGACTACGCACTGCACCGATACAACCAGCAGCTTGGTGGGGAAGAGTCCAGGGAATGGTCTGACTGGTGGAGCTCTCAGACTGAGTCGCCGTCTGCGGTACTGCGCCCATTCTTGCAGCCCGCAACCGCTGCCGCCGCCCCTCCCCAGTCGGTTGAAACCCCGGCCCCGGCACTGTCAACAGCCCCAGCCGCTGTCCCGGAACCAGCCCCCACCGCTGCTCCCGCCGCCCCTCAGTCGAACGCCGGGACACTGCCAACGCCAGCCGCCGCGCAAGCCTACACTCCAGGCTCAATCGCATCGCTCCCAAGAGCGGCCAGAAAGGCAGCGCTCGCTGCGGCCATGAACAACGGCTCAGGGGGCTGGCCTTTCAATTGACTGGTGGGGCTTCTGCCCCCTATTTTAAATCATACCCCCACAGGCGCCGCCGGCCACAACGGGCGAAGGGGGACGCGGGGCCGCCTCCCCTTAGGGCGAGAGACGAAACACACACCGCGCCCCGTGCGCACAGGAAAAGAACATGGCGAACGAAATAACTTTTACAGGCTCAGGCAACGTCAGAGCTGCAGAAATCCTGAACGGTCTCTTGTGGGAGACCCTGGTCGACCGCACTGACCTCCGCAACACCCTCATCCGACTCGGCGACGTCGGTGGATCGGGCTCTGACACGCTCAAGACCCCAACCGTTAGCTTCGACGACCCCTTCGCCGCTGCGAACGCAAATGAGACCAGCGCGGCCGGGAACAGTGCCCTTGGCATTGGTTCGGTTTCGATGGCTGTAGCTCAGCAGATTCTGGTCTACCAGCTTTCTGATAAGTTCATGATCACTGGCGGGGCCGGCAACCTCAACATGCAGCAGATTGCGGCATCGATGGCAGACTCCTATCTGCTCCGCGTCACTGACCTGGTGTGCAGCGCTGCAGAGGGCTTTACCACCGACGTGACCGCTTCCACCTTCATGGACGTCGACAACTTCGTTGCGGCCATGGCTCAGCTTGAGCAGTCGAGCGTACCTGGCCCCTACTCCGCGGTCCTGCACCATGGGCAGTGGACCGGCCTGCAGAGCAGCCTTCGCGCTGAGACGGGCGCCGTTGCATACGCACCGGCAACCTATGAGCAGATCCAGATGAAGGGTCCCGGATACGTCGGAAACGTACTTGGAGTTGACTGTTACAGCACTAACTCCGTCAGTAACGATGGGACCCACTACAACGGTTCCATGTACGGACTCGGCGGGATTGCCTACGTCGAGGCCAGCCCCCGTCAGGCTATGCCTGGCAGCATGGCCGCACTCGTAACGCCCGCGGGATCCCCCGTGTACGTCGAGTTCGACCGACAGGGTGACCCCGGTTTGACTCAGGTCATCGGGCACGCCTTCTGTCAGGTCAGCATCCTTGAGGATGCCCGCGGTGTTGGCGTCCTTTCCGACGTCCTGCCGTAGTAGGTAAACAGACGAGGGAGGGGAAGGGGCCGCGCTCCTTCTCCTCCCCAGTCGCCACAAACCACGAAAGAGGGAGAGAAACATGGCAGCAATCATTGGACAGCCCGCGGTCCCAATCAGCAACCAGGTGGGTGAAAGCAAGCTACCGAAGAAGCGGGCCCGCAGAATGCACCAGTGGGTTTACCGGTGGCACCCTAAGAGGTGGCATTTCTACAAGGACGCAGGCACGCGCGGCGAGTGGCTCCCGCGCCTTGGCCGAATCTCATTCGATGCGGGTCAGTCCAACGTTCAGGAGAACGGGAACATCACGCTTGCCATGGCCAGCGCTCAGGAGCAGGGGTGGTCAGTCATCCGGCCCAACGATGAGCGACTCGGGCCTCACCAGAGCTATATGCAGGCCGTCCCCGTTGAGGGAGGGGGCAAGGCGTATACGTCAAGGTTCAAGGCCTACAGCATTGAGGGCGGGATGGTCTTTGAAGACTTTGACCGCCAGGGCTACTACGCCTTTCTTCGCCACTTGGTAGACGCGGGAATCGTCGCGCCGATGTCCAAGAACATCCGGTCTTACCACCTTCGCCGGCACAAGGAGCGGGTCGAGCGCGCTGAGGCATCAGCGGCCAACATGCCCCACAATGCGATGCTGCAGGCACGCGCCAACAGACT